GATAAATCAATTCCTTTATTTTCTCTTGGATTTTCTTCTTCCTCTGTCGATTCCCCCAACATCCATTGTTTTACTCTCATTTCATTCTTCTTTTTCCAATCATCCATTCTTAAAACTTTTTGAATGTTGTCATTAGTAATAATTTCGATTGAATATCCTGCGGTAGCTGTCATGTTAGTATTGTTTAGATTTGTTATTGCTGTTTGATGATGTAATATTATAATATATTATAATGTAAACAAAATGTTTTGTGATTTATTTTTTAAAATAATTAAATATTTGCTAAAACGCAGTATATTTGTACTGTATTTAGCTTTGTAACTAAGGAATTATACGATAATAAAGTGGTTAGTGATGTATATAGTGGTCTTCGTTTTTGAAGTCCACTATTTTTTTTGAAAAACACTTTGTTTATATTATAATATATTATAATATTGTATTGTTAATCTTTATATATAATCAATTATGACAAAGAAAAGTAAAGTTGTAGAAAAAAAAGGGCTAACCTACTTAAAAGGTTTTATTGCACGAGGAATGACGCAAACGCAGTTATTTACAGATGTTTCAAATCAATTAAATGAGATGAAGATAACTCCGAAAATTGGACGGTCGTATAACTTCGGCATTGTACAAAGTGTTTGGTACGGAAAGTATGAAGACGAAAAGGTTGAGCAATTATTAAAAGAAAAGCTAATGTTCAATTAATTATGTACAATTATTACATTTTAAAAATAATTTAAAAAAAATGAATAAACCAAAAATAAAGCACCTTTGCACCGAAACACAAAAAGACGAAAAGATGAACATTCTTGCAACACTCACTCTTTTGTCTTATCAGTTTGAGATACTCGAATTTAACGACAGTTTTATATTTACGGGTGCTTTGAAATTTGCCGTAAATAACTTAAAAAGGCTAATTGAAAAGTCTATGTCAAACTATTATAAAGGTGATGATGCACAGACACTTGACGAAAAGATGAATATGCTTAATACAGCAGTAGATATGACAACTGAATCAATGAAAATATCTTATCGTTTAGGTGAATTTAGTACAGAACACGCTCAGGAGTATCTAAAAGAATGGACTGCATTGTTACACAAGTATGAGTTATCAGAAAACGTTTATCACGCTTAAAAATGACAAAAACACAAAGAAAAAAAATATCAATTAAAATACTAAAACACTACGGAGAATCAAGACAAAGATTTAAAATTTTGGAAGAAGTAGGGGAGTTTTCAGTAGAATTAGCAAGAACAGATTTAGGCAGGAAAATTACTAAACAATTAATTGGAGAAACTGCCGACATTCTGAACGTAATAGACCACTTATTTATCTTAAACGGTGCTGAATTTAGGAAAGATGTGGAATCAATGAGAGACTATAAGTTAAATAGAACTTTAGAGAGAATTGAACACGAAAGCAATGAGAATAAACAATGAAAACACAGAAATATACGTCCACCAGTTTTGAGTGCAAAAATTTAACAAATAATATTCCTAATCAATTTAGTGTCGTCTGATGAGTTACTTCCGTCCGCCTTTTCAGCATGAACCGTGTGTTGTGTGCCGTTTTTATTTGTCAGCCCAAGTGTTGTACCCTGTCGGGGGATGTTTTGCAAACTCGTTTTAGTTGTCCTGTCAGCCCAAGTGTCGTACCCTGTCGGGGGATGGTTTTTAAACTTAATTTTCTTTAAAAGTCTGTCGCATGATATGGTTTGTCCTGTCGGAAAATGTGTTATATTTGAAAAATAATTAAACTATTTTTCATTTTAAATTTTTTAAAGTCATGGAATTACCATTAGAAAAATTGCAAGTATCTGAAATTATTAGAAACGCCGTGTCGGAACTTAACACCCTTGTTCAGGAAGCTGAATCCCATGGCTTGACAGTTGACTTTACTGCAAGAAATCCAAGATTTGACGATAAAGATGCTACGGCTTTGAGTGTCTCAATTTGTCAAATAACTACTTTTTAACGGCATTTTTTATAATTTTGACTTCGCTTAACAAAACATCTTGGTCGGCTGCAAGAATTTTATGGTTTCGCTCTAACTTATCTATGTCTGTCTGAATATTGTCTATTTTTTTTATAATTTTTAATTGGTTATTTGAAATAGAGCTAAGTTGTTGGGCAATTTGATTAAACTGTTCTTCTGTCATTGATTTGTCTGTTTATTTGCTGTTTTAAAATGGCACACAACGTATGGTGCTATGAGAAGTAGCGGATTTAGAAAACTAAAATTTGAATTATGCAGAAAAGTTTATTTGAAAACGAAATGTTGAATATACCACCGAACCCGCTATTTCTTATAGCACGTGTTAGTGGCAGTTTTTCTTCCATTACGTATAAACAAGCGGTTGATTTTTTATTGCCTCGCCATTATTCAGGCAGAAAACCGAGTATTACTTTTTCTTTTGGTTACTTTGAAAATAACGAATTGAAAGCAGTATGTACATTTGGAAAACCTGCAAGTAATAGTTTATGTATTGGTGTTTGTGGCAAAGAATATAGCGAAAAGGTATTTGAATTAAACCGCCTTTGTGTTGATGGTGAAATAGAAATACAACTATCTAAATTTGTGGCTTGGTGCTTAAATGAATTGAAAGCAAAAGATTTAATTTTAGTTTCTTATGCTGATACTCAAATGAACCATAATGGATATATTTACCAAGCTACAAACTGGTTTTATACAGGGCAAACAAAAAGTAGAACTGATAAGTATGTTGAAGGCGGTAAACATTCAAGGCATTATGATAATGATAATCAAAATGGTTTAAGAAAGTACAGAAGTGCAAAACACCGATATATTTATTTTGCAACAAGTAAAACAAAAAAGAAAGAGTATATGAAAAAACTAAATTACGGAATTGAACCATATCCAAAAGGAGAAAATCAAAAATACAAGTTAGGGACTTTTATTGAGCCGATTATCATTGACACCAATGTTGCTCAAAATTGCCACTAACGAAAAAGTATTGTTGCTGTGGCGGATTTTGGAAACGTTCCGCCCGTAACAAATGCTAATTAATGTACTGATTTTTTAATTACTTACTAATGCTGGGTCAGTTTCCGTCAGCCGAAACAAAAGCCCGATAGAATTACCCAAGTTGAGTTAATTCCGTCAGCCCGCCATAGAAACAATACTATGTTGGTGGCTGTTATTTTTTCTTCTTTTGTGGTGAATCTTCCTTTAACATTTTCTTGTAACCTTCTTTTAACTCTTTTTTGACATTTGGCAATTCTTTCTCTTGGATAAGGTTTTCTGGTGTATGTCCAACGTTTTCATTTACTATTTTACGAACTTCTCGACCAACTTGGAAATGATTTTGTTCAAGGTTCGCCTGTCCACTTATTTTTTTACTTTTAATACGCTCCTCTGTTTGGGTTAGCCTAAATAAGTTTGCAGCAAGCTCGGTTCTCCCCATAGTGTCAAATAACTTTTCTTTCTTAACATTTCGTTTACTTGCTAATTTCCAACTTTCCATGTTGTACATTCCCAAATATCCTGCATTGGCAAACCTTGCATAATCTGTAACGCCTGCTTGCTTTGCTGTCGATGCTAATGACTTATTTCCCTCTGTAAGTTCCTCTCTAATTAATAGCCTATCAATTTCATTGCTATTCTCAAAATATAACTCAAATTTCCGTGTTTGTTTCGCAAAATATGCCTGAGCCGAAGCAACCTCAATTTTTTGAGGGTTTCCATTCATAACAGTAATATAACACGCAAATCTTGTCAATTTGAAGTCTTGTACTTGAATGCCGTTAATATCTCTCAATGTTGCAATTATATTTTCATAATGCGGAATATTAAGAGATACAAACGCTTTTGTCGCTCTATCTAAAACACTTTGAAAAGCCTTTAAATTAGCATATCCAAGCATTTGTAACAGGTCTGATGCCCACCAGTAAGTTATTCCATTTTCATTTTTAAAATCTTCAAATGTCAATTTTTCTCCGTCTGATTTGATAAGTTCGTCCATTGTTTTGTAAATTTGGGTTTCAACTTACAAAGTTACACTTTTTAAATCAATCGTGCTTTCAAGGATAGTTTTTTTATAATAGCCACCAACGTACAGGTGCAAATGAATTGGGGTAATTCCTAATGTTCGGTAGAGTTCCAAAGATGAGTAGTTCCCGTCCGCAAGATTGAAACACATACGACCCCATTTCATTTGCACCATGTTGTGTGCATTCAATTTTTATCGTGTCAAATTGTACTATGAATGTAATATTTCTCGACATTGACGGAGTTTTGAATACTCCTAATCACGGTGTCCAAGCCCACGGAATGTGGAAAAAAACAAACGGCTGGTTTAAGTCAAAAGATGAATTTGGGGCTATTTTTGACCCTTTTGCAGTCGATTGCCTAATTTATCTTGCTGATACCACAAACTCAAAAGTAGTCATTTCGTCAACGTGGCGTAAAGCTGGATTGCAACGAATGAAAGATATGTTTAAAGTTCGTGGTATTCCTATTGATGTTATTGATGTAACGCCAATTTTGAACGTAAAACGTGGCGAAGAAATTGAAACATGGCTACAAATGAATGACTATGTTACAAATTATGTGATTCTTGATGATGATACAGATTTTACAGATTATCAGCTAAATCATAAGTTTGTCTTGACCCGTGGAAAATACGGATTTGACCATAATTGTCTTGTCAAGGCTTTAAAAATTTTGATGGAGCGATGTTAGTTCCTCTCTCATTTGATTGCACACAACGTACAAGTATTTATGAAGAAGGGGGGATTCTGAACTCGTCAGCCTGAAACTGGTGCTGGGTTTTGTTCCAAAGTTGAGTAACTTCCAACTGATTCATAGTATTCCGTCCGACGGTGCAAATGTTGATTAATTTACTGATGTTCAATTACTTACGTCCGCCCCCTTTTTCATAAATACTATGTTAGTGGCTTCCCGTTTTGTGTCGTCCGATGATTCCAACTGTCAATGTTCATTACTTTATATTCTCCATGACAAGAATTTTAAACAAAACCAATAAGCTCCTAAGAATTGTCATTGAGATAATTAGTATTCCCGAGCATACAATTAAGTTTATAGAATGAATCGAAAAATTGTCAGAGGATGCCCAAAATATGTAAAGTACAATAAAGCAAACTGAAAATTCTGAAATAGCAATTCTGAACGCTCTAACAATATTTGGATAGTGTACGCTTGAAAAAATCATTTCCAAAGGATTTGCAGATTCTTCAATCATTTTTGCTTTGATGTTTGACTTGAAAGTAACTATAATTGTCAATGCAGCAAGAATAAAACCCGAAAGCGAAACTGATGTGCCAATTAGATTTGATAAAATGTTGAGTTGATTATTTTTATCTATCAGAATAAAATTAAAAAGACTCACTTTATTGTGCAAAATATAGAGTACGAATAAAAGAATCCCATCTGAAAATAACGGAAATTTTAAGTAAAAATCTAATATTTTGTTTCTAATTTTTTTCACGAATGAATTACTTTGTAAAGTTCTGATTTCATTTTTTGGAATATGTCCTCAGAAACGATTGTCTTATATTTTTCTTTTTTCTGTACTTTTATTTCAGTTTTCACCCTGTCAATAAGTAAGTCAAAGGTACTTAAAATATTGTTCTTTTCAATATCTTCTGCACGAACGGTAAGGATGTTGAATAGCTGGGTGTTTTCCTTTTTACCTATCAGTTTTTTCATAACGTCATTGATTATATTCTGAGCATCGCTTGTGTCTTCACGTTTTTGATAATCAAATTTTAATTTCAATGTCGCATATTCTGGTTTGAAAAATTCTATGGCTGTTTCCATTGCTGAATATAGAGAACCATTAAGTGCTTTTAATTCGTTGAGATTTTCTTTATGAACTTTTACTATTAATTCAGAAAATCGACCCATTCTGTCTTTATAGGTTTTCAAGTCGTCTTTAACAACCGACCTCCATTTTACTTCAACAACTTTATCTGTGGATTGTCCGATTGAAGATAAATAGTTAAGTAGGTCTTGGGTCTTTGAGCCAAATTGGTTGTACTCAATTGCAAGGGTTTTCGTTGGTTTAGAATAGTCAATAACAAAGTGAGTTGTTTCTACTATTCCCTCACTTTCGAGTGATTCAATCCCTCTTACATCATCTGTTTGGGTATTCATTATTTCAGGAAATACATCTTTGCGAATACATCTAACTTTTCCCAATACCATTTTGTATTGTGGGTCAAATTTAATGTCTTGAACATAAATATATTTTTCGCTAAAATATTGATACCGAACTGAGTCTTTTTGAGTTGAAAGGTTAATAATCGACGTGAAAAATGATTTGAATTTAGTTTCATCATCTTCTAAACTGTCTGTGTAAGTAAAGTCTAAATCATAGTAGTGTATCGTGCGGTTTACTTGTGATAATGCCATATAAAGTTAGAAATTTTGATTAATTTTGAGGGTAAATAATTGTTGTTCGCTAAGGTTGGAAAGTGCAGTTATCGGGTTGCCACTAACGTAAAAGTATTTATGAAGAAGGGGGAATTTGGAACTCGTCAGCCCGTAACTGTTGCTGGGTTTTGTTCCAAAGTTGAGTAACTTCCAACTGCTTCATAGTATCCCGTCCGCTGGTGCAAATGTTGATTAATTTACTGATGTTCAATCACTTCCGTCCGCCCCCTTTTTCATAAATACTATGTTAGCACCAGTTTTTCTTCTGACTGTCAGTTTAAAAAAAAATATTTAAAGTAAAAATATATGATACAAGTAAAAGAATTAGTCGTTTCAGATTTGTCAAAAAAAGGTACAGGTCAAAACGAATTAAGTCCAATAAGGTCAGTCTTTGAGGTTTACTCAAAAGAAGGCGACTTGTTGGCAATGCACGATAGTCTTGGCAATTATTCTGTTGAAGATTTAATTGCGTTTGGAAAATTTTGTATGTCAAAAAAAGATTTGTCAATTGAAGAAGTATTTAAGCAATGGAAAAATTAACTGTCTCGTTTTTCAATTCCGTTTCTAATGTTTTCGGGTATGTGTTTTTCGTAATACTCTTTAACTTTTTTCGGTTGGCTAATAAGCATTTCACAAATAATATTCACAAACCCAAATAATGCGTATGCAATTTCAATATCATCATTCAAATCTATCTTTCCAGGGTGAACAGCATTATTCCCTACAACTCGAACGCTGTCAAGTGCTTGTTGCATTGTCTCAGGCAAACCTTTCTTTACGAGACTTTTTATATCATTATTTATATTCTCTCCTTTTTCACCTAAATGAACACAAAGTTTTTGTACAGCAAGTCGTAATAATGCTGCTGCACCACGAGGCGAAATATTTACAATGTCTTTGGCTTCATTATAATCGTTTTTTATATCGTCTGGTAAGTCAGGATTTGCCATTTCAACATTCCCAGTCAACGGATAAACCATTTTTTGATTTACCCAAAGTGAAATATCCTTACAATGTCCACACTTTGAAGTTAAAGATTTCTGTAAGTTGTACGAGGTTCTCGCATTATGTCCATTTGGCAATAATCCAATATAATAGCAGGTTATCTCGTTTGACCAAGTTTGTTCAGATAAAACTCCACAATGTGGGCAATGAAATGAAGATTGTCCTAATGTCGGGGGTATATGTTTCATATATGTTACGCTGTCTTTCTAAAATTGGTGCTAACGAACAGATATTGAAGAAGTTGGGGGCTTTGAAAATCTGATGTTTCAATTACTTTCTTCTGATAGATTAAAAAAACAGATGATTAGCCTTATTCCGTCAGCCCCCAATTTATTCAATATCATGTTGGCAGATGCCTTTATTTTTCAATTAATTATGTGTAGAGTTACAAGTTATATTGGCTCAAAAGATTTTGGGCATTTATACGATGTTGTTTTATCGCAACGTCAATATTTTAATTATCTTGATTATTGGCAAGATGCCTGCAAGATACATAGTAACCAATTTGCTGTTTGGGAAAGAATAGAAGGTTCTGCAAATAGCGATTATGGAAGTGTTGGGATTAATTTAATATGCCTTCATCTCCACTTATGTTTATCAAAACATACAAGCCCGTTTTTTATAATAAAGGAAATTAGGGAATATCTATCTTTAAAAATTGGCGAAGACATTTTTTGTGATTGGAAATTCGAGCAGTGGGAAAAGAAATTTTATAATCAAAGATTCTCGTCTGTTATTTCCAAATTTGAGTGCCTTATTTAAGGTTTCTGCCAACGAAAAAGTATTTATGATGAAGGGGAAATTTGGAAAACGTCAGCCCCTGACTTGCTAATTTTCAATAGAATTACAATCGTTCAATTACTTCCGTTAGCCCCATTTTTCATAAATACAGTGTTGGGCGTGGTTAATTTTCGCTCACCAGTTTTATTTTTGAAAATAACCGAAGTTTTTCTTGTTTTTTAAATACCATTATGGTATATTTGTGTAAGAATTTAAATTTAAACAAGCAAGAAAATGTACGAAGCAATAATCAAAATCAACAAATCAGATTCTAACATGAAATCATGCGGAATCTATGCAGGTGGAATTTATTACGTTTGCGGTGGTCAAATTGAGAACGAAAGAAAAGAAATGGTTAATATTTCTTGGTGGAATATGGACTATACAACAATTGAAAAGCTATGAAATTAGACTTAAAAAAGGTTCAATCAGTTCAATTGAAAGAATTGATTGAACTTGCTTATGGTATAGGCTTAAAACTTGATTTAAAATCAATCGAGGATAAATCAACTATTGGTCATTACTTAGATTCAGATAATAAAGAATCTCAATTTTTAAAGTATAAAGATAGAATCGAATTTATTCTATTTCAAGATGGAAATATCTATCTAACTAATGGAATTAGTCAAATGTCAATTAGTAATTTAGGAAAAATTTTTGACTTGTATTTATTGTTACCAAAATTATGACAGGAGAAGAATTAAAAGAGTTGCGTAAAGCTAAGAGTCTTACGCAACTTCAACTGGCAGAGCTTTCAGGCGTAAGCGGTCAAAAAGATATTGCTCGTTATGAAAAGGAAACTATTAAAATTACGCCACCAATGGCTAAACTATTTGAACTATTATTGAAATGAAAGACAGAAATACAAACAAGCTAACGCCAACAAGTTTGAAATTTCTCAAAGGTTTGGCTGGTGATTATGGAGCAAGTGAATCTAAAATTATAGAACACTTGATTGAAGCTGAAAATCCTCTCGAATGCTTTTTGAAAGAGGTTCAATTTTACAAGCCAAATGTGAATTTTATTGGGAATGTGCTTTTATATGTTGGGAAAGATTTAAACTTATACATTAAAAAAACTACTTAACATGAAGTATAACTTAATTAATATCAAAGGTAAATGGTTAGTGTTGTTAGGCATGAATGGCGGACATTTTATTTGTTCAAATCTTTTTGACATCAACAATGATTTTTTTCTTCAAGGAGTTATTTGGGAGCATCTACCATTTTTTGAACAAAATGAAATTTGGTATGGAAATATCTTAAAATTTATAGTTCACAAGTGTCGTGTAGTCATTCAGTTTGTCAAAGGAGATGCTTTTGGGAATCGCTATCATGGGTAGTCTTTCTTTAATCACGCCCAACGAGTGTATAACCGCAATTGTATCGTCTATCCCTCAATTATACGGATAGGCGATACAAAAATAATATTTTTCTTGCTACTCATTATCAGGAAATCAACCAACACGATGTAATTAATTATGACAGCGTGGAAATGATGCCAAAAGATTGCGAAGATAGAAAAGATACTTACCATGAAGTTGAGGAAATGTTTTAGAAAGTTCGTATATTTGTGAACGGTTTGAACGCCAAAAAACATTTTAAGATATTTAGCTTTTGCAGGTTTAGTGTTGGGTTTAAAATGTACCCTGTTCAAACACGAAGACCTGCAAAAGCTTTTTTTATTTCAAATTATGAACGAATTAGTTAAAGTTGGCAATTTAATGTCAAGTAAAAGGATTGCAGAAAAAACAGGTAAAGAGCATGGTAACGTACTTCGTGATATTAGAAATATGATTTCTGAATTAGAAAAAGACGGCTCAAAAATGAATAGTTCTGATTGTCAGGTAGTTGTAAATGAAAAGAATGGACTGACCTCTGAAATTATATTAAATGAACGCCTTTCTCTTTGTCTTGCAAGCGGATACTCCACAACGTTAAGAATGGTAATTATTGACGATTGGGCAACAATGAAATTAGAACTTTCAAAACCCAAAGAACTATCACGCAAAGAAATTCTACTCTTAGCCTTAGAATCAGAAGAACGTGCCATTATTGCCGAACAAAAGGTTTTAGAATTGCAACCAAAAGCGGACTTTTACGACACGGTGACAGATAGTAAAGATGCTATTGATTTAGGGGCTACGGCAAAAGTCTTGAAATTGAAATACGGCAGAACAACCCTATTTAAGAATTTGCGAGAATTGGGGGTTTTAATGAAAAACAACATACCAAAACAGGAATTTATAGACAAAGAGTGGTTTATTGTCGTGGAAAGTTCTTGGAGTAATCCAAATGGAGATTCTCACATTTATTTAAAAACGTTGGTACTTCAAAAAGGACTGGACGGTATTCGTAAATTATTAAAGGCTAATGATTTAGATTGAAAAATTATCTAAAACCGCTTGATTATTCAGCATTTCCCCCTATATTTGTATTATAAATGTGTCGCATTGTGTGGTAGCCGTGTAATACATTTAGACTTGGTTTTTTAATGAACCATAGCCCCGTAACGTCTACCACCGTTCGGGGCTTTTTTTTGTTTAAAAAAATATGAAAAATCTGATTGGAAAAATTCTATTAATAGAAGAATTATTAGTTGGTAAAAGTGAATGCTTGATAATGAGAAGTCCTAATATTTATGAAGAATTAGACATTGATTCAATGAAACATTTAATTAAACTATTGAAAAACTCAATTAAACATCAAAAAGTAGTAAACAACTATTCAGAACAAAAAAATAAAGAATATTATGATTCTATATCATGCGTTGCTTTACGAAGCAACCCAAAGATAATTATTAAAAAAGACCATTTATATTTAATCCATGATGAAACTTTTGATACTTTAAAAATAGGAAGGTCAAGTAATCCGAAAAGCAGATTAGCACAATTACAATGTGCTACAAGTAATTCACTAAACATTCTTTATGTTATAAAAGAATGTGGATGCTATGAAAAGGATATACATAAAAAGTATAAAGATTTGAGATTGGCATCTGAATGGTTTATAAACGATGGTAGTATAGTTGATTTTTTCAAATCAGGACTAATGCCTTTTTAATCAAAACAATCATTAATTGACATGAAATATACAAGTTTAATTGACAATGTTACGTCTAAAAAATGGGGTTTATCTATACAAGAGGCTTATCTTTTTGAGTGGATTTACTCCTTACCTTCTTGGGCAAATAAAGCCGTAATTGATGATAATGTATTTTACTTTGCATCAAAAAATAAAGCCATTGAGGAATTGCCATTATTGACAGATAAGCCCGATACAATGTACAGGTATTACAAGAGTTTAGAGAAAAAAGAACTCATTTTAATATCAAAAATTGGCGGTAAAGATTATGTGTGTTTAACTGAAAAATCTAAGGCTTGGAATCGTTGTAAATCCGAATACTCGGAAAATAATCCGAATAAACTCGGAAATAAATCCGAAAATAACTCGGAAAATAATCCGACATATAATAAAACAATAAAAGATAAGATAACTAAAGATAATGTTGTTGTAACGCCCGAACAAAAAAACGAAGTTCCCGAATTTGTACAACAACAACAACAGGAATTTAAAAAAGAAATTGAAAACAGTAGAATGTTCGACATAGAACAGACAAAAGAATATTTACTAACTGAAAATGAAGTTTGGAGACAGTTTAGAAAATGGACTGACGTAACACACAGAGAAATATTTGAAAAAGTCTTGAATGAATTTTTGAAAGTTGAACTTGGAAATGAGGGTAGTATTTACCCAAGACCTAAAGGAAAATCATTAATCCATTTTTCAAACTGGACGAAAAAGAGATTGGCTGATACACCTAAATTATTCACTATTGAAAAAGAAGAAGAAAAGAAAAAAATCTATGTTGCGACCTCCGCAGAAGAAACGCCCGAACAAAAAGCGATTAGAAAACAAAGAGAACAAGACGAAATTGATGCGATTAGAAAATTGAAAGAAGAATCTGATAGAAGACAAACAGACACGAACGCAAAACCCAAAACGCTAAATGATTTCTTACCGAATTTCTTATCCGCCTAAAATTTTTATCCTGAGTGAGCTTTACTCAAAAAACGAATTGAGCGAAGTTGGAGAAAATAAAAGGCAAATGTATTTTGACGAACTAACTTCATTCATTGAGAAATTAACAAAAATGTCAGATGGTGCAATAAGCACGAAATTAGAAGTAACTGAACAGATAAACGCATTTACCGAACTAAAAGAATTATTAGAAAATTTATGGAAGATAGAAAAGGGTACAGCAACAATCGAAAACAAGATAAATTTTATGAAAATGATTGGGATAGAGGTTTAGGGAAGATACCACCGCAAGCAGTTGATTTAGAAGAAGCTATCTTAGGTGCTATTCTGCTTGAATCTGACACGTTTAGCGTTGTTAATGTAGAATTGTCAGCCGAAACATTTTATAAGCCCGTACATGAAGAAATATATAGGGCTTGTTTACAACTTTTCAATAATTCAGAACCAATTGATTTATTGACAGTAAAAAACAAACTAACCGAAAACGGTAAACTCGAATTTTGCGGAGGATTAGGATATATTGCCGAACTAACGCAAAGAGTAAATTCATCTGCAAATGTGCAAAATTGGTGTGTAATTCTTAGAGAAATGCACGCAAAAAGGCAAGCAATTAATTTGTCTGCTACTATTCAAAAAATGGCTTATGATGATACTTGTGATGTTTTTGAGATAGTTGATTATCTTAATGAATCGTTGAGTAATGTAACTGATGGATTATTGGTTAATCAAGATACCACGATTGAAAAACACTTCCTTAATGCTTTTTTGGCTATTGAAGAAGCAAGAAAAAATAAAGGGGTATTAGGTGTTCCTTCTAAGTTTGCAGAGATTCAACAAGCATTAAAAGGGTATAGGAAAGGGGGGCTGTATATACTCGGAGCAAGACCCTCGATGGGAAAAAGTTTGTGGATGATAAATGAAGCTATTTATCAGTGTCAGGCGGGGTTTAAAGTTGCAATTTTTACAATGGAAATGTCGGGAGAAGAGCAGTTATTTAGGCTTATGAGTAACATATCAGAGGTAGAGTGCAATACGATAGAAGCAGGAAGTGAGACACCCGAACAAAACGATTTAATACAGAAAAGTTTAGGGCGTTTCCCGATTAAAAACCTAAACATTTTCGATAAATCAAGTATGAATGTGAGATATTTAAAGTCTTGTATTCAAAAATTAAAGCGAAAAAAGCAGATAGATATTGCATTTATAGACCATTTAGGGCTAATAAAGCTGAACCCGAAAATGAATAGAAATGACGGAATTGGGGAGGTTACGGCAGAGTTAAAAGCGTTTTCAAAAGATTTAGGCGTGCCGATTGTTTTATTATGTCAGCTGGGTAGGGAATCCGCAAAAAGACCTGACAAAGAACCTCAATTATCTGATTTGCGAGATTCGGGAAATATCGAACAAGATGCGAGTACCTGTATGTTTTTGCACCGTGCTGAATACTACGACCCCGAAACAATGCCAGGACTTGGAGAAATATTTGTAAGGAAAAATAGAGGGGGTGCATTAGGGAAAGCGACCTTTGAGTATTTACCCAAAATCTCAACCATGAGAGAACTTAAATCATATCAAGATTTCGTTACTGTGACCGATGCGGAGGTGAAGCAATTAGACCAAAGTACACATGATTATTCAACAAACAAGGTGTTTCAAGAAGTGGGAAGTAATAGTTTTCAAAATAAAGAAGTTCCATTTTAACGAACAGGTATTGAAGAAGTTGGGGAAATCGAATCTCAAATGTTCGCTAACTTCCAAATGCTAGATTGAAAACTAATGATAAGTTACTTCCGTCAAGCCCTGTTTTTTGTAAATATATTGTTGGGAGTGGTTAATTTTTTGGGTGTCAGGTCAGGAATTTGAAATTATTTGAAAAATAACCTAACATATATTAGGTTAATAAAATATCTCATCGTATATTTGTATCAAGAAAATGAGAAAATTGTTTCTCATTCAAAAAAATAAGACAATGACAAATATTCAAATTCTTAACGAAAATCTTTCTTCAATACTTGGCTCAAAATATAAAGCAACAAATAGTAATGGGCTTGAAATTAGATGTGATAATTATAAAATAGGAAATGTTTTAGTATTGTCAGAAATTGAAAAAAAAGAAGGATTAAGCAAGAAAAACGAAATAGCAAAACTTTGTATGTTAATTCAATTTGGTAAATAATGGAAACAGAAATACTAAAATCTATTTGTCAGCTCGCAAAATGGGCTGGCAATGATGCGGAAATTAAGGCAGTTGAAACTTGTCTTTATTTATTTAAAATGGCAAATAAAAAAGAATCAACATTAATGAGAACTTGCGAGGAAGCTGAGGGTATTATTTATAGAAGAAAATTAGATATTCAAATAACATTCTCACAAATTTTTTATTAAATGACTGACAAAGAAAAATGGTTATCCTGTACTGATTTAGAAAGGTATAGGATAATGAAAAAGTATTACAAGCAAACCAATAAAGGTATTGCTAAAATAACAGGAAATACAAAAGAAAGTGTTGAAGTTATTGGTATATCTCAGGCATTTCCAAGGTTGTTAAAGTATGCACTTCATAACTTCGCTGTCGAGCGAGGATATAAAAATGTCGATTGATTTAATCACGCCCAACGAGCAAGAATAAATGAAGAAATTGGCATTGAAAACGTAATGATTCAAGTCCGATGCTATTATTAAAAATATTGACAACGCATGAAATGCTATGTTAAACACAGAATGCCAAAACCAACCATCAAATGGATTTAAAAATTGAGTTGTATTTGAAAATGTAATAGCAAGTCCAATCAACAATAATGTAATCTTGTAAGATACTGGTCTAAATCTACGGTCAAGGTTTCTTCCTGTTATAAGTTGTTTTGTTGAAAAAATCAGAAATAAAATAATCAAAAAAGAGGATGTTATAAAATGTCCCCAATCAAAATTCAATATGTTAGAGCCAATTTTATTCATCCTATTGTTCATACTTTGTGTTAATAAAGTGGACGAAATGTTATGGGGCAAAAAAGACAAACCTTGAAAAAAGTCTTTAACGTAAATTTTATAATTCCTTTCAGCTAAAACTTGGTTTTGCAAAGTTGTCAAGGATTGTTTTACGTTTATTTGTAAGTCTTTCTTTTCAAGAAGTGCATTTATTTTCTGGATTCTATCTAATTTTCTATCTTCTTCAAAATGGTCTGTCCATCTGAAAAAAGAGTCAAGTAGGAACAATACTGAAATTACAATTAAAATAGAAAATGATTTTTTTAAAAGTTTAAATAAGAAAGTGATAGGTTTGTCAATGAACAAGTCAAGACTATTTGCAACCCAATTAAAAAAACCTTTTATTTCAGTTAAAAAACCTTGTTCGTTCATGTTTTACTACGTTAATTTTAGCGGTATTGAGGTTAAATATGTCCCAAGATGTTAGTGTATCGTTTTTTTACCATTTCCACCAACGTACAGGTATTGGCGAGGGTGGGGGTTTTGAAAACGTCTCGCCCGAACTGATGCTAAATTGAAAAACTAATATTTACTAATGCTGATTGGTTTCCGTCATCCGAAAATAAAAGCTCAATTATGTTCCAAATGCTTAGTATATTCCGTCCACCCCCGCTCTTGCCAATACTATGTTGGTGGAAGCCCGTCTTGTCGTGTCGTAGTCGGACTGTCCAACGGAAAAAGTGTTATGACTAAATAAATTGCCCCACGGTAAAATTTAAAAAATATGAAAAAAACTATTGAACAAATTTTGAATGAAACAATTGTAGGAGAAAGCATTATTACTACAATAAATAAAACTCAAAAAGTTGGAATAATAAAGTCTGTAAAAGTAAATGCAAGAGATACCAGTAGTTTTGGCTGCCTTAACTTAGAAGTTGAAGGGGTTTTGATAAAACATTATATCGGTTCTGGTAGGCATACTGAAATAGATTTTAGTAATATTATTATTTCATCTAAATTAGAGTACAATTTAGACACAAATATTAATGATATTCCAGATTTATCAGTTAGAGCTTACAACGTTTTAAGGTCAAACAACCTCAATTACATAAAAGATATAATTGAATTTAAAAGAACTAACGATAGATTCGAGGGAATGCGTAATGTCGGAAATAAATTTCGTTCTGAAATGGATTTATTGTTAAAAGGCTTAATTAAATCATAATGTTATTGCCTATCAAATTAGCATATTCGGGTTTCCACTAACGTCTTAGGGCTTGCCGATGTTGGGGGCTTTGAAATACAAATGTTTAAATTAATTACAAATGTCAAATAGAATTACAAAAGCTGAATTACTTACTTCTGCCCCAATATTGGCAAACCCCTGTTATGTGCAGCCTTTTTTGTCGCTCCATAACGAAGATTGTCTTGAAACAATGAGTAGAATAGAAACTGGAAGTATTGATTTAATGATTACAGACCCACCTTATGGCATTACTCAAAATGATTGGGATATTGTACCAAACTTTGAGTTGATGTGGTTAGAATGGGAAAGAATTGTAAAGCCAAACGGTGCTTTTATATTTACAGCACAACAGCCATTTACATCACAATTAGTTAATTCAAGGCTTGATTATTTTAAATATGAGTTGATATGGCTTAAAAATAAAGCGGTCGGGTTTCTTGATGCTGGAAATAAGCCATTAAAAGAACACGAAAACATTGTCGTTTTTTATAGAAAATTACCAACGTATAATCCTCAATTTACATTTGACAAGCCCTATGATAGGGGTGTTGTAGATAGAATGAAAACGTCAAAAGGTAATTATGGTAAGACAAATATTTCAAAGTCTTCATCACAAGATGGCAAACGATTTCCTAAATCTGTTATACATTTTGGATGTGAACAAAGAACAGACCACCCAACACAAAAGCCTATTGATTTGTTTAGATACCTTATCAATACTTATTCAAATGAAGGCGACTTGGTTTTTGATGGCTATTCGGGTTCGGGAACAACAGCCCACGCCTGTATAAAAGAAGGTCGAAAATTTATTGGGTCAGAATTAAATAAAGAATATTATGAAAAGTCAGTTAAACGATTACACAATGCAATTAGTCAGCCCGAAATGTTTGTCGGTAGCGGTTCGTAAGGTTGCACATAACGAATAGATATACGCAAAACTGCAACACCTAACACATTGAAAATCAATGAAAATACAAGTTACATACACCGCCAAGTGGCAATTGAAAACGCCACTTGGTACAAATTTACAAACTGCAAAAAGTTGATTAATTGTAGGACTGGTAAGGAGATAATGAAGACGATGAAAGGCTCTCAGGCTGGTTATTATATCAATAGGGAATTTGTGAAATTGTCTGATTTGAGAAGTATGATTGAGTTAATACCTGCTAACGATTGCCCATTTTAAAATAAAACGATAATCAAAACATGGAAATAATAAAAGAACAACATCCTGCATACGGTCAAATATCATTTTGTAGAACGTCAGGAAGACAGAAATTCTATGGTTCTAATATAGAATCAAACCATTATATTACAATGGAAGTTAGACAATCCGAACTACAAAGAACATTAACCGATGAGCATTATTATGATTATGCACCTATTATTAGAATTAGAATGACAGCACTCCAATATGCCGAAATGATAACGAACATGAATGCAATCGGAATACCCTGTACAATCGAAAGATTAAACGGTAAAAAGATTGAAGATTTACCCAACTTAGAATCAAGAAAGAAATTTATTCAAGATGGATTTAAGGAAAGGATGAAAGATTTTGCTGATAAGATGGAGACAAAGAAAGAAGATTTTGAAAGAATTGCTAAGAAATTGAATAAAAAAGATTCTGCCGAAGTATTAGAAACTTATCGTTTTTTTATGCAGGAAATTAAAAGTAATATTCCTTTTTTCTCAGAAACATTCCAAGAATTTACAGATAAATTGGTTGTCGAAGCAAAGAATGAAATTGATTCAGCTATCACTCATAAAATTCACCAAACAGGATTAGAAACGTTATTTAATCAACAAAACTTATTAGAAGGAACTAAGTAATTAAACCATGGAAAAATTAACAATAAATCATATTTACCTGTATTTGCCGTAGATATTATCAAAACGCCCATTTCGCAAGATTTGGGCGTTTTTTTATTTATAACTATCAAATTTTATATAGATTATCTATAATAATTAAAATGTAATAGATTTTTATTATATTTGTGTGGAAATAATGTAGGATTTAACGGGATGGGTGAATAATATTGCTTATCCCTTTTTTATTATGGCAAAGTTTGAGGTAGGAAATAGATTTTGGGAATTAGCCGAAAATGCAGGAAGACCAAAGCTGTATGAAACCGCTGAACAATTGTGGTCTTATGCGTGTGAATATTTTGTTTGGTGTGCTGATAATCCCTTATATGAAACACAGATACACGGCAAAGATGCTGTTGAGTGTGTAGTGCCAAAAATGCGAGCGATGACAATTAGAGGGTTATGCGTTTTTTTGGGTATTGATGAAGATACTTTTTTGAATTATGAAAAGATGCCCGATTTTTTCGGTATCATTTCACGTATTAGAGGAATTATTTGGTGTCAAAAATTTGAAGGAGCAGGAGCAGGATTGTTGAACGCAAATATTATTAGCAGAGAATTAGGATTAGCAGACAAGACAAGTGTTAATGCTACTATAAAATTAGGCAAAGAATTAGAAGACGATTATGAATGACCGCAAAGTAAAATTTGATAAGAAATGGTTCAACCCTTTGTACTTCATTATCAAGAAGTTATTGGCGGAGGGCGTTTCTGAATTTTACATTTACGGTGGGAAAAGTTCGTCTAAATCTGTATCTGTTTGTCAGTTAATTGCGGTAGAGTGCTTGCTAAAACAACGGAATGCGTTAATATTCCGAAAGGAGCAAAGCACAATCAAGACCACGATTAAGGAGACAATGAAACTGGCGATTGATAACAGTAGATTGTCAGCAGGTTATACGGTCATGGATTTTTCTATTAGGTCGATGTACGGCAATAGAATCACATTTAAGGGGCTTGACAACGAAGAGAAAGCCAAAGGGGTAGAAGGCGTTAGTTATATTTTGTGGGACGAACTTAACCACTTTAGCTATGCGGAATATTCGCAAATGATTCTTTCTTTTCGTGGGGAAATAGCAAAGGCATTTTTTGGGACATGGAATCCTGTTTCGGAGGATAGTTGGGTTAAGAAAGAGATTATAGAGAAAGATGAATGGCACGATTGGGAAGGAGATAAACTACCAAGCAAACATAGCTTTATACAGGTTAATAAGCAAGGGAATAAGGCACTAATCAAAACTATCTACGAAGATAATTTTTGGACGGTGGGCAGTCCGTGCGAAACATACGGATATAAAGACGAAAACCTAATAGCCAAATACGAGCGAAAGAAAGAGTTTGATTACGAAGATTATTTAATTAACGTATTGGGAGAGTGGGGTATAATACGACCAGAAGCCTTGTACATAGACGGATTTAACGCAAAAATCAACACGGGAACGCCTGTATTTAATGCGAGAGAAGTTGTTTTAGTTGGGTTAGATTATAACGTGGGTAATAGTGCGGTAGTTGGGCAATTATACGAGTATGCACCGAGTAAATGGACTATTAAGATACTCGAAGAATACCACCTAAAAGGCGGTGAAAATGACGACTTGAAGGCATTGTGTGAAAAGATTTCGTTGAAGTGGGGGAAATATGATATACATTTTACTGGCGATAGTTCTGGTAACAATGCAAGTGCATTAACGGAAGCGAGTGTAGGTGCTAATGTGTTAGTAGAACGCTATTTAAAAGAGTTTGTGCGTAAGTTTTGGAAACATGACAGGGTTTATTTCAAGAAGTTTAAGAGTAACCCACGCACGGCATTAAGTGGATGGATTTGTTCGTTCTTATTTAAGATTTTAGGCAAAGACTTTATGCTGTCAGATGCATGTTCAATCTTAATACGTGATTTGAATAAAGCTGAAAAGCTAACAGGTGGAACGCTGAATAAGGATAAATGTAACAAAGAGGACTACGGACACGTGATGGATGCTATGCGTTATCTAATCCACGCCTTTGCGTTTGAATTATGGAAGGAACTAAGTAAAGGTTACGATACGCCTGAGCATTTAAAGGAATAATTCAACGTTTTTCAATAAAACATACGCTTTTTTGAACACTTACATTAGAATAATACAATTATGGATAATTGGTATTTAGTTATAAGTTTGGTTTTTTCAATTGGTTATGTAGCAAATAGCAATTTACTAAAAAATGTCTTTTTAAGATATAAAGATTGGGAAACGTATATAAAACTTATTTTATTTATTAACTACGCAACGATTTTTATTTTTATTTTTTGGATGATATTTCCAGTTTGGGTTGTGCATAGATTTTATTCTCAAATATCAAAATTTATGCAAACTAAAAATGAGAATAATTAAATATTTTTATAATTATGGATAGCAATATATTTAATGAATACGTAGGAATTGAAGGTCATTCTTCGATAACAGCACCCGATAAAGTTAATTCGTTGCCTAACATCACACCCGAAATAGTCAATTTTGTTAAGCTGGAGTATGGCGGAACGGTAGATACATTGTGGGCAAAGGTAGCAGAAACAGCAACGGAAATAATTAGCAACGAGTTTACGAAGCAAATTTGCAAGAAGGCGAATTATAACCCGCTTTTGCAGGTAACCGAAATGCCATCCGTTATTTCGGATAAGACAGAACATATTTGCGATAGTTCACATTATGTAGGTGTAGAAATAAACTGTAATAATTCGAGAGAAGCGAGTTTATTTCTTAATTCTTTTTGTGTTTATTCTAATTTTGTAGGAAATGCTGATATAGAAATCTTCAATATAGAAAATGGTGAATTAGTTAGGAGTAAAAATCATCACTTTAAGGGTGGAGCGGAGGTGATTCCGATAGGGTTAGGTAAGATTGAAATTACATTTGGGCAAGGGAAATACTTTGTAGGTGTATCGTTTACGAGTGGAACGAAGTTGAAACCATTGAGCGTAAATGAAGAAGGGGATAGTGTTAAAATTACAGGTGGATTGTTAGGACTGACTGACAGAAAAATAAGTTCAAATGTGCAAAATGATGCTATCTTATACGCCTACGTGTTACTCGAATTAACCCACGATTTTACAGATGTAATTAAGCGGAATGCCGAACAGTTATCGTTAGCGTTTAAGTATTATGCAGGTGCAGATATTTTGTTTAGGTTGCAGAGTAGCAAGAAGGCGAACGTGGTTACACTCGTAAACAGGGAGATACTAAATGAGCAGATTAAAGACCTAACCGAAAAGGGAGACTACGCATTAAAGAACGTTGCTGATATTGCCTACCGTCAATTAATGAAAATACCTAACGCAATTATTACCGACCCAAATACGAAACAAGGAAACTTTTTAAGTTCGTTTGTATGATAACTAACATAAAAATAGAAGGTGGCGGGGTGAATGACCTAATCAATACCCTGCTAATAATTCCCGATGTACTGAATAAAGCCTTAACAAAAGCAGGTAACAACATAAGCAAAGACGTTGTTAAACGTGTGCAAAAGAAAGGGCAAGCGACAGAAGGAACAACGCTAACGACAAAGAGCAGTAAGAAGAAAGGCAGATACTCCGAAAGGTATGCAACCCGAACCCGTGAAGCAAAAGGGTTACAAGTTTCGAGAGTTGATTTAACGGTAACAGGAGACTTAACAAAAGATTACAAGGTTATCGAAGATTCATCGACAAAAACCGTAGTAGGATTTGCAACGGAACACGAAGCAGACAAGGGGGAATGGTTAGAAGCATATTATGGTGAACCCATATTTGATGCGAGCCAATCCGAAATAGACAAACAAGTTGAATTGGTTATCAAAACCGTACAAGACAAACTAATATGAACAGAAATATTGAGGATGTAATACAGGAGATTAACGACAAGATAACATTTGAAGTATCTCAGTTGCATATTGCTTTACCCGAAAACCAACATTTAGCGTGGCAATTGGATTTGTACGGAGAATCTATCATTATACAAGACCAGGATGGAATAAGCCGAATGTTGGACAATGAAACGGGTGGGTACATTGTAAGAGATGATACAAAAAGCCTTCAATGTTTCCACGTTGTGCGTGCGGTAACTCCTACCAATACAAACGTATTTGCTTCTGTTAATTCTAACGGTTATCTGTACGAAGTTGATTTTGTGGCGATAACCAACAAGAAAATTGCAGACAAGATTTGTATTAAGGCTTTTGAACAATGTGGGTTTTTGAAGATGCAAAATATTACGATGAACCAAACAACCGACCTTTTAGCGTACTACATTGGTAACATTAAGGAATGGGGGCAAAGTCCGAACGATAGGGCGTTTAGAATCCAATACCGTGCAATTGTTCAAAGTATCAAAATAGACTATTCAATCATTGATTAATCAAAACTAAATTATGAACCTTACAAAATTTGTGCCTAACTTCTTGAAAAAAGAAAAGGTTATTGAGGAATTACCACAAGTGGAAATGCACCAAAAATTTAGAGAATATTTTGAAAACGGGTGGATTAGATTGGTATTGAACGAAGATGATACAGGAGTAACATTAAACGGGAAACAACTGTATGAGATTGTAGAATTTGATTCAACGATACCGCAAGCAAAGGTGATGATGTACGATTTACTTATGCAACAAGCCACGTGTTTTGGTATGAGTAGAACGAGTTATGTGTTCAATCAGAATATTCAAGACGGTTTAGTGTCTCGTATGAGTGATGCAGTAGCAGTTGGAGATATTGAGCTATTTAAGGAGCTAAACAGTCAATACCAATTCAACGCATTGGCACGTAAGCAAGTAGAGACGATAGGGCTTGATGATGAATTGATTTTACAAGTGGCGATGCTTTGGTTTATTACTGCCGATGAAGACCCGACAAGATTCGATGAACTACATTGGAAAAAGAAAGTAACACAGGCAAGAAAAGAAGACTTGTCGCTTTTTTTTTACACCAAGGGTTTAATTGTTTTGTCGAGAGGTTTACAGATTTTTGCCGAGGATTTGGAGAAGTTTACACAGGAAACAATGGACTTAAACCTAAAGAATCTGGAAATGATGCAGTTGAGTATGCAAGCATATTTGAGTGGGTGGGAGGATTCATTAAGCGACGAGCAGTATCTATTGTACAAAGAGCGGGCGGAAGCATTGAGCTGGCGAATAGGATGGTTGAAGGCTCATCGTATGAGTTTCATATATGGCTCATAGTCACACAACCAAAAGAAGAAGAAACGCCCGAAACGGCATAAAAAAAGAGAAACATTACGAGTGTTTCCCTTTTCAATCTCTTGCTATATATAAGTTTTTTGCCTTATAAAATTACGGAATAATCTGTAAAAAAACAAAGGCAATGGCAGAGAAAAGAGAAAGAATTATTTTTGAAGCGGTAAGTGATTTTCGTGGAGTAATTACCGACTTATCGACTATTAAAAGATTACAACAAGACTTGTTAGATGCGACAAAAGCACAGACAACAAGTATTGTAGATGCTAATAATAGTCAGAAAAAATCATTTGAGCAGTTAATTACTGCAAATCAAGATTTAGCCAAAGCTAATAAAGCACAGGCTGATGCTTCTATTCAGCAAGCCAAGACTGCAAGCGATTCAGCAAAAGCACAACAACAGGCAGTTAGAGACGCTAACAACGAATATCAAGCCCTCAAATCTACCATGACGGGCTTAGTTGGTTTAGCGACTTCAATCTTTACAATCTCACAAGCAAAAAGTTTTATTAGCGACATTATCGAAGCAAAATCTAAGGTGGATAACTTTAGAAATACATTGCTATCAATGGGTGATAGTGTAGCTTCATTGGATGCCGTAACCGCAGGGATTCAACGGTTAGATAAAAATTCGGGTTATACTTCTGAACAACTTTACAAGACCGCAACCGCATTAAAAGCGAATAGTGTACCGACCGTAGAGTTGATTGACAAACTCACTATGTTAGGGAATATTTCCGCATTGGTGGGTGAAACAAAACTACCTCTTATTGCTAAAGCATACCTTGATGTAAGAAACAAACAAATACTTTACGCCCAGGAGGTACGCCAATTCACAGAGAACGGTGTGCCACTCTATGACCTATTAGCAAAGTCGATGGATAAGCCGAAACAGGCAGTTATCGAAATGGCTAAGGCTCACGAAATTTCGTTTGCACAAGTTGAAAAAGCACTAAGAGAAGCTACCGAAAAAGGCGGTATCTATTACGGGGCGATGGAGACAAAAGCAAAGTCTTTACAAGGTCAAGTATCAAATCTTAGTGCGTCATTCTTTTACGGACAAAAGAACTTAGCTGATTACTTTGAAAATGGTTTACAGAAGGGGATAAATGTAATTCGTGATTTTATAGATGTTAGCTTAGGTAGCGACAAAGCTATTGGAAGAACTATCAGTTACATTACGTCTGCTACTGCATTGTGGTTAAGCTATAAAGTTGCTCAAATTACGGCTACGTCTGCAATGAAAGCTAATCAGGTGCAAAGTTTAGTTTCATTAGGTACGATGGAATTAGAAGATATAGCTAAGAAGCAAAGGATTGCAAATTTAATAGCAGAGGTTACGGCAGACGCTACATTAACGGCTGAACTAAAGGCAAGTCAAATTGCACGACTTACCAATATTCAATCATTAATCGTAGAAAATGAGGTTAAGGTAGTTGGGGCAGGGGTAACTACTTCATTAGCTACTGCAACAAGGGGATTATGGTTAGCAATGGCATCAAATCCGATAGGGTTTTTAGTGGCTGGTATTGGATTATTGGTATCTGGAATGATGGCATATAAGGCAATGAGTGGAGAAGTTGCCGAGGTCAATAATCAAGAAATAACGGCAATAAGAAAACTAAAAATAGGATATGACGCACAGTTAAGTGCTATTGCAAATACTACAATTGGTACAGAAAAGAGAAGAGAAGAAGTAGCTAAAATGCAACGATTATACCCTGAGTATATAGGAAATATAAATTTAGAAACAGCAAGCACGGCACAACTAAAGAATCAATTGAGTTTAGTGAACACTCTATTTGAAAGGAAAATAAAACTTGCATCTGTTAATGCACAGGTTGAAACAATTACAAATCAAGCAGTTGAAATAGAAAATAGGCGTGCTGATATAATTAGAAAATTAAGAGATGGCAATATAGAGTTGAGTAATAAATATATGCGTGATGCTAACTTTATTATAGCATTAAAGAGCGAACAGGCAAAACAAGAAATAGACGGCATAAATTCATATCAAAAAGAAATGAATGGACTTGCTATTGGTGTGTACAATAACTTAGGAGTAGAAGCTAAAAAAGTATTTAAGGATATTGAAAAGGCTTCTTTGAATGCAAGTTTCGCACAGAAAAAGGATGCACAAGAAACATACCATTTTGAATTATTAAACTTACAAGGGCAATTAGGTAGGGGTTTGATATCAAGAAAAGAATATAATAAATTAGTAGCAGATGCTAATGCTAAATCACGAGGTGAAGAAGTTAATGGAGAGAAAGAAAAAAATCAAGACATAATCAATAATGACAAAAACAAGCATAAAACCCGTGTAGAATCACACGCATTGACAGCCAAACAAATAAAGGTTATTGAGATTTCAGAAATGGAGCAGACCATTGATAACCAAAAAAAGTTATTAAAGGCTCAATTAGATGCTGATGTAGAAGCAGTCAATAAAAAGTATGCAACGGTTAAGAACGGTAAAATAAAAACAGAAGAAGAGATTTTAAATTTAGTCAAAGTCTATAATCAAAAGGTACAGGTAATTGAAGCGTCCGAACAACGCAAGAAGGATATTATTGAAGAACGTAGAAGACTTAGCGAAGCCGACCAAGTAAGCAAAGATTTAGTACAATTTGAAAAAGACGAAAAAAAGAAAACCGATAAAGCCGAAAAGGTATTGACCGAATGGGAGACTAAGCAAGAAAAACTTTTATCCACCTATGATGAAGCACGTAAGAAAAAAGAGGATGCCCAAAGAGTTTATGATGAAGTAAATACGGCTAAAACGGCTACTGAAAAGTATAATGTTGTGGTGAAATACGGCAGAAAAACAAGCGATGAAATATCAACTATTAATGTAGCACGATGGAAGAAAGAAGAAGATTTGCTAAAAAAACAATTGCAGTTTTATTTTCATACATACGGGGAAGATAGCAAGGAGTACAAAAAGACTTATGAAGCATTATTAACATTGAGAACTAAGATTCTTAATGCGGAAGGGGTATTGCTTGAAAAAGGAGCTAATGAGCAAATAGCACGATACGCAAAGATTTATCAAGTTTATACAAAGTATTTATCTGATTCATTCAAAGAATCAGATAAGGTTTTTGGAATGATTCAAGATGCTTTTAAGCGTTCAAAAGATGCTGAACTAAAAACGCTTGACAGTAACTATGAAATGCAAATGAATGCACTTGGTGATAACTACCAAGAACGCATAAAATTAACAGAGCAATATTCAAAAAGAGAAACCGAAATACTTACAAGTTCAGCTAACAAAGAGAAGTTAATAGGTAATTTAAGAGATATTACAAATGCAATTGGCAACTCATTTGATGCACAATCGAAAATTTACGAGAACTACATTAATAAAACAGAAGCTAATGCCAAAGCAGGAATAAGTAATGCTGGAAATATGGCAACATCTGTATTGCAGTCTGTTGGCAGTTTAGTAACTGAAGTATTAGGTGCTACACAAAAGGCAAGAGATAGAGAGTTTCAATTACAGCAAGAAATAAACGATGCGACACAAAAAGGGTATGAGAAATTAAAGACAGAAAGAATTAGCCTTGCCCAACAAACACACGATAAGGCAGTAGAATTAATTAAGGAGGAAGAGCGTATTGCGTTAGAGAGTATCGACATTAGATTAAGCAAGGAACTTGAAATATTATCTATTAAAAATAATGAGAAACTCCAGTTGCTTGATGAAAATTTAAAGCGTGAACTAAAAATCCACGAAATAAATAATGCAGAATATGATAAGCAGGTACAGGCAAAAGCACAAGGGGAATTAACTGCATTACAGCAGGTATCGGATGAGACGCTTAATAATACAAAGGCTACCTTATTAAGAGTTTTACAGGAGAAAGAAAGATATATTGGTTTATCAGACACTTTGAAAGAAAAAGAGTTGATGATAGCCAAATTTTGGTACGACAAAGAGATTGAAGCCGCAGGTGATAATGAAGAGAAAAAGAAACAATTAACAAACAAGTACAATCAAGATGTTGCTGACACAGAAAAATACTGGGCTGATTATAAAATAAATGCACAGCAAAATTATGCACAGGCAAAATTAGAGTATGATGCGTCTATTGCTGAAGCAGAAAAGAAAGCACAAGCAGATTTAGAATTAGCCAAAGGGGATATAGTTAAAAAAGCACAGGGAGATTTAGAAGCGGAAAGACTGGCTAACATTGAGAAACGCAAAGAAGCCGACCTTGACATTGAGAACCAGAATAATGCTGAAAAATTAAGAATATTAGAAGAAGCAAAAGCAAAGGAACTTGAAACGCAACAATCTTATTGGCAACAACAATCTGAACAATTAAAATCTGAATATCAAATTCAGATGGCAATTAATTTCTTTAATGAGGAAGAAAAAAAGAAATTAACAGAGATTTATGAAGCAGAAAAGAAAGCATTAGATGAGCAATCAAAACTTGATATTGAACTTAGAACTAAGAATCATAACAAGTTAATTGAAGAGGAAATGCAAAGAAGTACCGATGATAAAAGAATCATTGAGTACAAGTATCACCAGTGGGTTTTAGATAAAAATAAGCAATACGAAGATGAAAAGCAGGAGATAATTGATAAGGCAGAAAAGAAGAGAACGGATGCTTTATTAATTGCTGAACAAGATAGAATTGTTGCCACAAATATTGCTAATCAAAGCAAAGAACAAGTTGTTGCTAATGCAAATGACAGAATACTTGAAGCTGATTATTTATACCAAAAAGAGTTGTTTGATGCTGAAAAAAAATATATTGATTTGTCGTTACAATTACAATTAGAGAGAACGCAACAGCAAGCAGAATATAATAAAGCAACTATTACGAGTAACCTTTGGGTTGGTGCATCTAAGCAAGTAGCAGATGGAAATATTGCAGGGGGATTAATAGGGGCATTCAATGCTTTATTAAATGGCAGTGACTATACAAATGAAATAGAGGGACAGCGAGCGATGGCATCAAATGCTATTACTGCACAAATTAATGCAAATAATAGCCGATTAGCACCAGAAAAAGTAAGCAATAAGAGGAAGGTTATTTATAATCGAGATGGTTCGGGTGCTGAGAGTGGCGGTTATCCAGACTTTAAAGCTAATCCGACGGCAAGTCAAGGACATGAAACACCTATTGATTTTATTGATTGGCAAAATAGAAGATATGCCGTTTACGAATGGTTGGCATCTATGCAAGGCGATACGCTTGTATATAATCCAAGATTTAATCGTAACTACTTCAAAGGAACACCGTCAGTACAACGTGGCATATTCCCCCAAGGCATAGACCAAATACCTGCAATGGTCAACGAAGGAGAGCGTATTGTACCAACCGCAGAAAATGAAGAAATAGGCGGTGCTAATCTATCCAATACCCAAATGGTAGAGATGGTGAAGATTGGTAAGATAGTACAAAAAGGTTTTCCGACATTAGCAGAATTAATGTTGAATAGTAAGGGTAATTTGCCTATAATGAATTGGGGTGGTAATGGTACAATGAAAGATGAACGGTTACTGAATGAATTACAGAAACTAAACGGAACAGTTCAGAAAATAAAGCCTACAATATTGAACGTAAAAGCCGACCGAGATAGCATAACGATAGAGGAGCAATTGGGTAGTATGACCACCAGATACCGAAATCAATTGTACCGTAATTAATAATAATTTAGTCAGAACTTATATATAAAAACATGAAAAAACCACAAAGTAAAGTATCGGAAACGGTATTTGTATCTACCAGAATAGTAGCCAGTTTTAGTGTTGTTGATTTTGTGAGTTTAGGTAATTTGTTTATTGATGCAGGGTTATTGTTCAATAAAAGTATTGTGTCAAATAGCATTACAGGCAAGTGTTATGACATGGGTAGAGAATTAAGGGAGAGTGTGAAGCCCTTAGTAAAGGGGCGTTCGTGGCGTGATATGCAAGACAAATACAAAGGGAGATACCAAATGAATATTACACTCGATGATGCAAAAAACGTATCTGATTTGTTGAATTTGGTAATTATCAATTGCAAACAAGTAAGTACCGAAAATTCAGAAAGAGTAAAGCATTTAGCAAAAGAATACTATAAAATATTAAGCAACTGATGACTAAATTTTATGTAGCAGATATAGAAACCCAACAGCCCGAAGGGATAAACGGGTACTATATGGAGCGAATCAAGGACAAGGTTTTTGAGGGATTTATTAGAAGTAGGTCAACTGGTGTAAAAGGGATAGGACAAGTAACATTTACTGATAGGATTGTTTGCGATGTGATTAATTCAGCATTTGAAATCCAAGGAGTTGATGCAAGTATTGAGTTTAGGATTGAACAGGATAGCGTAGGTATTTACATAGCCGAAGTAGATTTTAACAACTATTCAGTCAATCACAAAGGATTTATAACCGTAGGGTTTAGAGATGAGGGAGGAGTATCTGTATTTGATAGTAACTTGGATAAAGAATATGAGTTGACTGCTAATAAGTCAATATTTATTCCAAAGACCAATTTAGTGGGCATGGTTAGCCATTCGGTAGATGAAGCATTAAATGTATTGCAAAGTTCAAAAAACTACGGGTCAGTAATTTCAACTGGAATACCCCTAAAAGTAAAGGATAAAGATAGTGTAGGTGGAGGGATAGGCTTAGATGTAAAAGACACCTCTACGTATCAGCCATTTTGGACTAATAGCACCAATAGAACAGTAAGAATTAATGTAGGGGCGTATTTTGAAATAAGTAGTAAAAGTAGCAATACTTGTACTGTAAGTTTTAACTTAATTCAAAGGCAATCGGGGAGTATTCAGAACAAAATTAGTGTGTATTCGTATTCAAGTAGCAGTACACAGTCAAGCCAAACGATTGTAATTGATGAATTTATCAATGTACCAGTTGGGGGCGATGTGGTGTTATGGATAGTAGGAGACAATGATACGCAAAGTTATGCAATCACAATCAATAAGGGGGATGTGTCGGTAACAGAAGACTTAGACATAAAAGGGAGTAGCGTGTCATGTATAAAAGTTATCGATGCCATACGCCAATTAGTCGCATTGTCAAGCGATGGATTATTGACCGTACAAGACGATGTATTTAAAAATGAATATTTGACAAATGGATTCTGTTTGAGGGGTGCAGATAATGTTTTAAAAGTTAGTTTACTCAATTTATTTGTTGGTTTGTCTAAGCTATTTAATTTAGTGCTAAATATTGAGAATGGTATTGTTAAAATACAGAAGAAGGAGGTTAGAAATAAAAATGGTGGTGCATCAATATTAGTGGAAGACTATAAAATAGAATCTATTATCAGCACTACAGCGACAGAAAAATATGTAAATCAGATAAAGGTAGGGTGCGATATTTGGCAGAGCGATACTGTATTAGGTAATGAAGAGTACAATAGCAATAGAACTTACCAAACTGGCATAAAAAAGACAAAAGAAAGTTTAGATAGAACTATCAAAGAGTTTTCAATTAGCGGTAAAATTATTGAGAAAGTAAGGAGACAGCAAAACGAAATACTCCTTAATAATCAGAAAACTGACACGAAGTACGATGATACATTGTTTTTGATTGATACGGATGGGAGTACGGCAAAGGTAGGATTGAATGGACTGAATGAACGGTTTAATCCAATTGAGCAACTCAATAATTTATCATTCGAGTATGGTCATTGTGGAGACTTTACGTTTTTAAATGGAAAAGGCAATACCACGGGTGTTGTTTTTGGCAATAAGCAAAATAAAACCGTTGTTGGTAATAAATATTTTACTGGAAGAATGATAATGGTTGAGGGGGTTTGTTCATTAAATGCCTATTTGAGTTTACAGGACAAGGCTTTTTTTGATTTTAATGAGAGCGACACTACTATTTTGATTGAAAATGATAGTTACAGATTACAGACAAACAAATTCACAATACAAGGTTACGAAATACTATGATAAATAACGAGTTTTGGAATTTTATACGCTTCATAAAGCCAATTGAAGGTGAAAGCATTAATTTTTTTGAGCCAAAAGAACCCTTGGGGCAACTAATAGCTAAGAGTGGTGATAACTGGAGGTTTTTGATACCTAAATCTGACCTACACGGCAAGATAAAGGCAGATGCAAGTATTGGTTTGGTAAAGAAGGAGTGGCTCATAGTAGCGGATGATATTGTATGTTGTTTGCCACAGCCAGACTTTGAGCCACAGATAGGTACAATACGAAGCCAAAACTGCGAAAACTACACGGAGATTAAATTGCTGATTGGAGAGACACCAGACGGGGTTCTTCATAGGCAGTTTTCAATTGACAATAGTAGTGGTAAAAGTATTTTTGGTACATTTTTAAGCAACAATACTGACAGGTACGAGTATTTAAAAGACTTGAAAAAGCATTTTGAAGGTTGTTTTTTCACTAACGTATTTGTTGATATAAATGGTAGCTTGATGACTATCAGAGCGTACACGAATAATAGATTTAGGCTAAGTGATGAGAAATGCACAATAAGCATTGGGAATGTTTCTGAAAAGAATAGCAATAACCCATCAATAGAGTCAAGGTTTATCGAAAATACAATAATCCCCGACAAGTACAGGTTTGAATTAGATATACAAAGCATTGCCGTAGGAAATATATTGACATTGGGTAGTAAAACAAAAAAGGTACAGACTGGTGATACTTCAAGTAGTATAAAGGCTTATTTGTTGGATAATTTAAATCATTACGAAGTATTGCAAACAGAGAGTGTTATTGTATCATCATCAAAAGGGACGTATCAAATTATTAACACAGAAAAGCCAAAGGTTGACAGTTTATTTCAGTCCAATACAGGGTATGACCGATATAAAATAGTTGTATCGGGTAATTATTCGGTTGGCAACGTAATACAAGTAGTATCGGCAGGGAAGATTCCGATTAATTATACCGTAAAAAGTACCGATACGATTGCAAGTATCACCACGGCATTAAATCCAAATGGCAGTAATTTATATTATGATGTGCCGACTGGAACAATCATAAATATATCTGTATTTGAGGGGGTGCAAACGGTTGATAATACCAATAATTTAGTATTTAGCTTAACGAATAGAGTTAGTATTCCAAGTAGGAATATAGATAAATATCAGTGCTATATTGGGGAAGATATTATGGAGCGGAACTATTTTAAGGTGAATCAGTCAGAATATTATGCAAAAGATGGAGATACGCCACTCGATGTAGCGGTGGCTTTGGGATATAGTTCAAGGCAGTTTACCGTGGAGGTTGAGCATGGCACGGTATTGCAGGCTTATGCAACCCAAGGGTATAGGTTTGGTGAATCAAATATATCCGACATAAGGATTATCCAACAACCAAAAATAAAGATAAGTAGCCAATATGTGTGTGAAGCATCCTTTCCAAATTTAGTGAATGGCACTAAGCCAAGTGGAGAATATTACTTAGCTATTTGGAGTAAGCTAAGAGGTGAGGTTATGGCTTTAGGGAATAGCGTAAGATTTGCGGACAATATTTGTGATAGAGAAACAAGTATGGTAGAATTTTTTGACAAAGGGGTGGTGTATAATCATGAGTATTTTGAAAATGGATTGACACAGATTATACGAGTACCAATAATGCTATCACAACCCAAAAGGCAAGTAGAAGAGAATAGAATTATTACGATTAATGGGGGGATAGAGAGAGCAGAAACGAATATTACAGAATACAGAAATTTTGTAACACGGGGGTTTGAAAACTCAATGATGCGAGCATTGCAAGTTGCGATGAGACACAAATGGTTGATGATTGATGGGGAAAGATATACAGCAGAAGGGGAAATATCAGACGAGTATGTGGATGAATTTATAAATTATGGACAAAACACGGGAAAGTTATTGCGTTTTGGCAAAAACAGCAATAACGATAACCAATTGATTTTCAATGAATTGTATAAAGGTTATGGTAGGATTATTATTAACACCCCGAAAGCGGATTTAAGAGTGTTAATAATTAATGATAGATTTGGATTAGATAGTAATTCTAAACAGGAATTATTAGTTACGGATAGCGTATTAGTAGCTACTGGAGAATATCAAGTGGTAATTGATAATCCAAGTAATCATATTGGGTTAAATATTTATCAAGATGATATTTTGCAAAGAAAGATATTGATACTTGGTAATAGCCGAAATAGATTAAAAGGATTTCAGCGGTTG